TATCTCGAAAGAGATATTCACTCGGTGATACCTAGTTCTGTAATTTTCTTCCTCCATTTGGAAGGAGCAAGAGCTGTATGAGTTCCAAGAAGAGACCCGAGCCCAACGGCATGTCGGTGCGCGACTTTTGTCGCATGCTGATTTTTGCCTATTTAGGTTCGGATGTCTCCGTAATAGATGCTGAGGAATGGATAAAATCCATTTTTCCAGGTCTATCTACTGCAGAACTCATGCAACTCCTATCCCTTCACGTTAGCGATAAAATCGTAACGGAGTGGAGGGAGAATCTTACGCAAGTAAAACCTTTATGGTTTTACCCAAACTAGGTCCGTGAGTTCCATAGGCTATGGATTCAGTATCCCCCTAATATAGGAGGGCTGATGAAAAGCCTGATGTCACTCTGGTCCCGATTAGCGGAGGAATCCGCTGATCTATGCTGCACTAGCGCCACTCGTGATATTAAAACCGTCACGAGTCGGATCGAACATGAGGGGTTATCGTTTTTAACGATAACTCTACCTTCCCTTGGAAAGGCCATCCAAAAATGGCTTGACGAAGGGCAGGTGGGTATCCACTCTTCTTTCACTTGTGAAAGAGGAGGAAGTTTCCCCCGATTTCTCGGAGGTTTCTTCTCCCGTGTGTTCGACCGGAGTAGTGGCTTGTTACTCGAAGAGCCTTGTATCGACTCAATTCAAGCCTTACGATATCTAACGATGTCGTTCGGCAAGATGGAGTTACCTTGCTCCCCAGCAAGGAATCGCTCCGCGATACAGAATTTCCTCGAGTGTGAGCAGGACGTCCGTAAGTTTGACTCGGAGCTCAATGAGAGAGATCTCAAAGAGTTTTCCGAAATGTCAAACTTGCTTTTTGGTCGGCTCTTTACCAAAATGGACAGAGATGTCTATTATGGGAGAGTTGTTCCTAAGCACGGTCCAGGATCTACTGGTGATCGTATTTCTGGAAATCAGAAGTATAATCAATCAGTATGGACCGAACGTCTCGAATCCATCTTTCCGATGGGCGAGAATCTGATTCCAAATTGGAAGTATTACGACCAATTAGAGTCAGTTGATGTCCTCGAACCTGGTGCCGAGGTGCCTGTAAAGGTTACCTTGGTACCTAAAACGCTAAAGACACCACGAGTTATAGCCATGGAACCTACCTGTATGCAATATATGCAGCAGGCGGTTCTAGGCTGTTTTCTCGATCACTTCTATAAGGATAACTTCCTTAAGAAGGTTATCGGATTCGATGATCAGGAGCCCAACAGGGTTCTTGCTCACCAGGGTTCTCTTGATCAGAGAACCTCAACGCTCGATTTGAGCGATGCTTCCGATAGGGTGTCGAATCAGCTCGTCAGATCTATGTTCGATCGGTGGCCCCATTTGAGTAGGGCTGTCGACGTAACTAGATCCCGCCGGGCTAAA